AGTGCTTTTGGTGACGAAATAGTTTTTCCCGAACAATACAGTAATGTAATTACAGCTAGAGTTAGATACTATGTGTGGCAATTTAAAGAAAGTCCACAACAAGCTGCATTTGCCTTAGAAGATTACAAAAAATCATTAAAACACATGAAGTCAAGTTTAATTAATCCTACCCCAAGAACTATGGTAGATGACCGACTTTATTACTAGGAGATATAAATGACAACTAAAATACCTGCAGAATTATCAAGCACTCCCGGAATTGTAGACAATAGTGATGCTACTGCGATAACTATAGATAGTAGTGAGAATGTTGGTATTGGTACAGCTAGTCCAAGCTACAAATTAGAAGTTTCTGCTGAAGCAGCAGTTGAAGGCGATGTAAGAATAATAGCTGGAAGCAGAGATAAATTTATTGGCGGTGCTTTAAACGATATAGAGTTAGGCACATACTCAAGCAATAACACTTCAAGAGATGTGCATTTGTCTATGGATTCTGCAGGAAATGTCGGAATTGGTCTAACAAATCCTACCGATTATTATTCAACTCAACTGGTACTTAGTGCTCCTGACAATGGGGGTATAACTCTAGCTTCTACAACAACATCAGCATCTAATTATATTATGTTTGCTGACGGTACTTCAGGAACGGATAGATATAAAGGTTATGTAAGTTATGGACATAATGACAATCAATTGAATTTGGTTTCTAGTGGCTACACTAGGTTTTTTACAGACTCTAGTCAAACAGAAAGAATGAGAATTAATTCTGATGGTCATTTGTTAATAGGAACTACTTCAGCAGTAGCAAACTCAAGATTAAGAGTGAAAAGTTCTGGAAGTAGTGCTTCTGAATACACGTGTGAAATGGGCTCTGCTGATAATACTACACAGTTTTTACTTAGAAGTGATGGTGCATTTTTTACAGGAACAGATAGTAATTCTCCTTTTAATAGTGCGGGTGCATCCGCTAATGTGCAAGTTTTAAGTAATGGTGCTTTAACCAGAGTTAGTTCTTCACGAAGATATAAACAAGATATTACAGATGCCACATGGGGTTTAGATGAAGTAAAACAATTAAGACCTGTTACTTTTAGGTCTAATAGAACAGATGAGTTATGCGACCCTAATGTTCATGGCGGATTTATTGCAGAAGAAGTGCATGATATAGGTGGATTAACTAGCTTTATAGGTTATGATGAAAATAATGAAGCTGAAACTTTGCATTATGGAAATATGGTTTCTTTATTAACAAAAGCAATCCAAGAACAACAAGACATCATAGAAGATTTAAAATCAAGAATAGAAACACTAGAGGGATAATATGGCACTAACAAAAATTTCAAGAAGTTTATTAGACACAGGAGTTTCTGATAGCTCTGATGCAACGGCTATAACTATTGATAGTTCTGAAAATGTTGGAATTGGAACTACAAGTCCTTCTGACCCATTAGTAGTTTCTGATTCTGGTGCAAGTTCTGTAACAGCTAGATTAATTAATACTAATGCAGACGGCAATCCAGCAAATCTAAGACTGCAAAAACTTTCAGGCTCTCCAGCAGATGCTGATTACATAGGTATGATAAATGTGAGTGGAGAAAACGATGCTAGTGAAGAAACTATATTTCAATCCATAGACTTTATTGCAACAGATGTATCAGATGGAACAGAAGATGGAGTTATAGCTTTTAGAACCAGAGGTGCAGGAACTTTAGCAGAGAGGGTAAGAATAACTGAATCTGGTGCTTTAAAATTTCCAACACCACTAAGTTTTGCAAGTCAAGGTAATGCACTTATTGCTCACCACTCTAATAATTATATGTATGTGTATGGTGGAAGTGCAGGTTTAATTCATTCAGATAATGAAACAGGCTCTAACAGAATATTAATAAGAGATAGTAATTCTATAGAGTTCGAAGTAAATGGCTCACAAAGAGCACAAATTAATTCTTCTGGTAACTTGGCTGTTGGAACTACAACTGCAACACATAGATTAGAAGTCAAAAGCACTGTTGCTAATTATGCTTCTGGAAGAATTCAAAATGATACTGGTTCAGGTTCTACAGAATATGGGTTTATATCTCAATTAAATAACGACCCTAACAATACAACTAATTATCTTTTCTTAGGCGGTAGTCCTAGCACAACAAGATTTATCGTTTATTCAAATGGAAATGTAGCAAATACAAATAATTCTTATGGTGCTTATTCAGATGTAAAGCTTAAAGAAAATATAGTAGATGCCAATCCACAATTAGAAAAAATAAAACAATTACAAGTCAGAAACTTTAATTTAAAAGCTGAACCAGATAAAAAATTAATTGGTTTAGTTGCCCAAGAAGCGGAAACTATTTTTCCAAAACTTATTGATGAAACAGAAGATACCGAAAATGATGAAAACGGTGCTATTGTAAAAACTGGAGAAACTACTAAATCAATTAAGTATTCTGTATTTGTTCCAGTTCTTATAAAAGCAATCCAAGAACTATCAGCAAAAGTAGAGGAACTAGAAAGTAAAATAAATGAGTAGAAGTCAACCTTACACAGTAGCATGTGCTGGAGGTCTAGTGACTTCATCAAATGCTATTGACTTACTTAAAACTCCCGGTGTAGCAACTGAGTTAAAAAACTTCGAAGTTTCTACCAAGGGTGGCTACAGACGTATTAATGGTTTTACAAAGTTTGGTGGTGGTAGTGCAGTGCAACCTTCTGGAAGTTCTGATACTATCTTAGGAGTATTTCCTTATGCTGATGGTGCTATTGTTTGTGTAAGTGATGATATATATTTTACTAACAATGGCACAAGCTATTTACAAATAAATAAATTATCTGCAGGTGGTGGTGATAACCATACAACTTTTACAGGTAAATCAGCAACTGCAAGAACTGGGCAGGGTCAATGTCAGTTTGTTTTATTTGAAGGAGCAACTTTTGATTACGGTGAAGTAATTATAGCTGACGGTGCTAACAAGCCTTGGGCTTTTAGAATGGAAGGCACAGGAGCTTTAAATACTAGAACATTTTTTACTGAAGAAATTACAGTTGATGGAACTAATGGTGTTAAATATATAGCAATCCACGACCATCATTTAATTGCTGCTGGAGTAGAAAATAATTTAAATACAGTTTATTACAGTGTTTATAACGACCCTAATAACTTTACAGGTACTGGTGCAGGTTCAGTAACTATATCTGACCAAGTACAAGGTATTAAAGGATTTAGAACAGACTTAATAGTTTTTGCTGAAAACAGTATTCACAAACTTATAAATATAAATGATAGTTCTAATATTCGTATTGACCCTATTACAGAAAACGTAGGTTGTTTAAGTGGTTATAGTATTCAAGAGATTGGTGGTGATTTAATATTTTTAGCACCAGATGGATTAAGAACAGTAGCTGGTACAGCAAGAATTGGAGATGTGGAGTTAGGAACTGTTAGTAGTAATATACAAAACATTGTTAGTGATTTAGCAGAAAGTATAAATCTTTATACAATAAGTAGTGTAGTACTAAGAGAAAAATCACAGTATCGATTATTTTATACAAATACTGGAGCTGCTGATAGTACGCAAAGAGGAATTATTGGCACACTAAGACCTAATGGTTTTCAGTGGTCAGAAACTAGAGGATTAGAAGTTACAGCTATTGGTTCTGGTTTTGATAATAATGGTATTGAACAATATTATCATGGTGATACTAATGGTAATATTTATCAACACGATACTGGTGATGACTTTGATGGCACTAAAATTTTAGCAAGATATACCACACCAGATTATGATTATGGTGATTTAGGAACTTTAAAAACTTTACACTATCTTAGAGTTTCTATGGCAACAGAAGGTATTGTCGAACCTGATGTACAAATTAAGTTTGATTACAATAGTACTGATGTACCACAACCAACAGATTTATTTGACTTAGGAGTTATAAATCCACCTTCTTTATTTGGTGATGCAGTATTTAATACCAATAAATTTGCTGGACAAAATAATCCAATGATAAGAGTACCGTTACAGGGTAGTGGTACAAGTAATAATTTTACAGTAATTAGTAATGATACAAAACCAAGCTACACAGTTAACGGACTTTATGTAGACTTTATACCTTCGGGTAGGAGATAATTATGGCACAAAC